GGACAATGTTAAATCCCATTACAAACTCATGATTAATTTTAGACAAAGGTAGTACCTCTCCAAAATAATCATTTCTTGGTTTTGAATTAATTGTTGGCGATCCAAATCGAACAACACCAATCACTTTGTTAGTGTTATCTTCAGTAACAATCCATTTAATTGTTCTACCTGGAATTGCTTCTTCAATTGCATTGGAAGCAGTCATATTCAAAATTTCAGAATACAATTCTTGATTGTATTTTGTTTTCGGTTTAGAACTAGTATCAACCTCATGAATTGTAAAAGACATATCATTTGGTTGTACTGAAAAGTCAGAAAATATTTCATCTTCAGGACCAAATAATTTTCCAGAAGAATTTTGAATTCTGCTTTGTTTTACAAATCGCATATAATCATCAATGCGATTAAATTTGGAATAATATTCTATAAATTGGTCTGCTGCCCAAATAGCATCACTTTCAGATAATAAACTCATACAATTAAAAACTGCGTTTCATACTCAATAAGTTCAGTTGGTGTTTCAATGTAGTTACTAGCGGGTTTCATATCTTTATTATACCACTTCGAACCTTCTGCTTTTTCTAACAACTGAATATTTAAATGTTGATACTTTTGATCCGTATGAGCATATATTTTAAACTCATTATTCCTATTAGAAGTCAAAAATGAGAGACTTCTATTTTCTTCTGGAGTAACAATAATAGTTGTACATGCCATAATGAACAATTCTCGATAATGATCATAGTCATTCAGATACTTATCAGAATTATCCATGATCATTCTTCCAATAAATTGTGGAGAATAGCAATGATCTTTACAAAGAGCCCATTCTGGTTCTTGTTGTTTCTTTTGTACTGCTTCAACACTAATCAATCCAGAAGGAATTGAAAGAGAATGTACTGTATTATAAAATGAATGTGTAATTGCACGAACAGTATCTTTACAATTTCTACTCGTAAACCATTCATTTACATTTGCTTTTAAACTATTAAAAGCAATCCTACAGTAAGTTTCGACACGATACTTTTGCTTCGGTTGCAGTTTAGAAAAATTAGACTTCATAATCAGTAGGATGGTACTTTAAATACTCAAGAAAGGTCATTTTCATTTCTTTCTGCGTCATGCCGCAATGCTTTGCAGCAGCAGGAAGAGTCATTTTAGCACGAAACAACGCTTCGTTTGATTCTTTTACATTCTCAGGAGTGGTCTTAACACGTTCTTCTTTTAAAGACTTATAATCAATTTTTAACAAACTCATTTAAACTCACACTCCACCATAATTTCAGTTAATGCTGCTAGGAGGTTAATTTCTTGATCAGCCACGAACGCACATTGGTATTGATACTTAGCAATAACAAGAACGGCAGCAGGGATAGACTGGGGCGAAAGGCAATCATAACAGGCGTCATACACCCTACGAAGTAAACTAGAAGCATCGTTGTCCAAGTTGGAGACCACCCACTTTCGGACTTCTGAAAAGTTTTTGTCTTTGAGATTTTTAATGAGTTCATTTACTGTGATGTCTGAAAACGATGCAAGAATTCCTGAGTCAATTTTACCCCCCGTAGAATATCTTTGACATTCGTTGAGGACTCTACGGAAATCTGGGAAGTGTTTGGTAACGAGTTCAACAACGACTTTTTGATCATACTCAATCCTTTCCGTATCCAAGATTGTTTGAAGTCGTTGAAAGAAACTTCCCGCAAGTTGAACTCTTTGCTTCCCCTTGATTGTGAAGTCGATGACTGCACATCGGGAATGAAGGGGTTCAATGATTTTGTTCTTGTAGTTACAGGTGAAGATGAATCGGCAGTTGCTATAAAATGCCTCAATATTTGCCCGTAGTAGGAGTTGTACATCGTTGCCTGTGTTATCCGCCTCATCGATGATGATGACTTTATGTTTAGAAGATCCCGTAAGTGAGACGGTCGAAGCGAAGTTCTTTGCTTGGTTTCGTACAGTATCCAAGAAACGTCCTTCGTCGGATCCGTTAATGACATAATAATCTGCTCCCAGTTCGTTACATAATGCTTTTGCGATTGTAGTTTTGCCAATACCAGGAGGTCCAGAAAGAAGAAGATTTGGAATCTCTCCTTTCTCTACAAACTCCTTGAATGTTTTTTTAGTATCATCAGGAAGAATACAGTCATCAATTACTTGAGGTCTGTATTTTTCACAGAATAAGAATTCACTTGCCATCATTAAATCCAATCAGTTTTTTCAAATAAGAATCTGGGACAACTTCCCACCATTCATTCCCATCAAAAATATACACAGTACATGTATATTTGTCAAGGAAGAAATCACCTTTTTTGTATTTTATACCCATTCTGGACGCCTTGACGGCATACGAAGATAATTAGATGCAACCCAAGGTTTGGATGCGATATACATCTTGTAAGCAGTAAAAGTGTCAATGCTTGTGTCAAGTTTATACTCATCAGGCATTGCACGGGCAAATGGTGTAACTTCTGTAATCTTCCCCTTAGGAAAAAGATAATAGGCATCTACAAGTGTCTTGTAGCACGAATGAACTTTATTATAACGCAAAGTGTACTCGTCACACAAATTCAATCCGTGCTTAATCAACCAATAAGCATTGTGGATATTTTCCAGTGCCCATTTGGTGCAAGGATGATTGCGAAAGGCACCCTTTTCGGTACTGTAAGGGGTTCCGTCAGTCTTAGGAAGAGTGCCATACCCGTACCCCCATTTGTCAGAAGCGATGATAGAGAGCATCTGACAACACTCTAGAGGCATCTTGACGATGTGCTTATCAGGAAGACAAATGGCACTTTCAGCAGGCCAGGGGGAAGTAGCAAAGATGTTCATGATCAGAAACAATACTTTTGAAGAACGTACTTAACTTGATCTGGTTTATCTTCCATCCAATATGCTTCTCGCTCAGTAGAAATAACTTCACTACCTCCAATCGAATAAGAAAGTTTTAAATCATTCTTCCTAACATCAGAAAGATGCATTTTGGAAGAAGAAATCCCAAATGGTTTTATTTCTTTCATATTTTGTTTACATGCCTGAGCAACGTGAACAGATTCATGAAAGAGAGTTTCGTTTACATAATACTTGGGATTTCCCTTTGAAACAATTTTATCGGTACAAAACACCATAGTTTTGGTTGTGTTTTGATACCATCCAAAAATGTCATATTTTCGACAAATTGGAGTGTTTTCAACTACCCGAACTTTTTTTGAAATCATGTTATAGATTTCAGTACCTTCGGGAGAAAGATAAAGAAGAAAATGCATCAGTTGAAGACGGAATCAGGTTCCAGAGCAATATAATACTTCAAATTGTAGAAAGAATTCGTGAACTGTGACAGTAGTTTTTCTGACACAACAACGTCATAAGCACCTGGGATAATCTTAATGTTTTCAACCTTGAAGTTAAAAGTAAACTCTTTGTCAGTTTCACCAACTGTAATCGAATACTCATTTGAAGTATCATTCTTCTTATCACGAACAACAAGACGAATGACACCTGCTTCACCAACAGCACAAAGATCGGGAAGTTGATAAACCGCAGATGCTTTAACAAGTTTTTCTAAAGTAACACTATCAAGTTGAAAGCAAACATCTGCATAAAAATACTTAACCCTTCGCTTACCTTCACGAATTGTGATGTGCGAGTCATCAGTAAAATCGAGGTCAGGATCTTTATGAAGACTCAGACCATTCAAAAATTGATTCAGATCATAAACAGCAAATTCGCGTGGAAAATCTTCAGTAATTTCTGCTTCAGCAAGAATATTCTTAGCAACAGAAATAGTACGAAGTTTAGTACCTTGCTTTACAAGAATAGAATTATTAATTCCAGCAAAGTTCTTCAGAATAGTTAAAGTGTTATCAGAGAGTTTCATAGTTTTATCTTTAAGTTTCACTTATTTTCAATAAGATTAAGATGATTGATCAAGAGAATAGTATAGTGAAGAACTTTGAACAAATCAGCACGGGGAGTACCTTTTGTGTCGTAACGATCAATATACTTGGTTACATTACCAGCACAGAAACCTTCACGGCGATTGTGCTTGATCTTATCTAGGGTTTGCTCTTTGCCACCGCCAGTACGATCAACATAATGTTGTCGATAAGTGCTTGCAATATATTCTTCCAGTTGTTTGAGAATTTTATCTTCGTTATATTTCCAAAAACCGTTTTTGTTTGTATCTTCAGGCATATTCAAATTAAAAGTTATATTATCAGGAGAAGAGTAGGGATTTCCTGTCATACTAATTCCATCATAGTTCCAGTAATCCTGTGCCTCTGAAAATGAAATGGTATCAGTTTTAGATCCACCATAAATTGTGGAAAATTGAGACGTTTTTGGGATTGAACTTTCGTAAGTGCTCTCAAAGTTTTCAGACATTTTGTTTCATAGTAAAAGGACAAAAGAGGAGGTACATTAACCTCCTTACATTCTATCAGTTTGCTTGCTTCTCGTCAATATATTCTACAGTCAGTTCAGGACCAGTAGAAGGCATCTGGAAGTCAACATCCACTTTGTCATAGAGTTCCAGGAATGCTTGCTTGGTTTCGTCATCAAATCGGTTCACACACACTTGGATTGCCTTTGCCTTATCACCAAAGATACTGAAAGCACGAACAACATGAACCAAGCGGCGGGTGCTGATGATTTCCTCAATACCACCATCATAGAAGGTCTTGCGGATAATGTCTGCCCAATCCACCAGGCGCTTGCAAAAGTCACGATCCTTCACTCCAAGATCCAGAGCGATGCCTTCCAGGATCTTTTGCTCAGTAGCAGGAGCGGGATAGGACTGCTCAAAGGTTACAGGGAAACGCTCTAGGAACGCCTCGTTGAGCACGTTGGTGCCGATGAAGCGTCCGTCATCAGAACCTTTACCCTTGGTGTTTGCGGTGGCAAATACGTTGAATCCAGCAGCGGGTTTGACATACTTACCAATCTTCTTCAGGAAGACACCCTTACCTTCCAGAACAGATTGAAGGCACAGAATTTTGTTAGAAGCAAGGTCAATCTCGTCCAGAAGAAGAATCGCACCACGCTCAAGTGCTTCAATCACAGGACCATTATGCCAAACAGTACCACCATCCACAAGACGAAAACCACCAATCAAATCATCTTCATCAGTCTCAATAGTGATGTTGACACGAATCAACTCACGACCCAGTTGAGCACACGCCTGCTCCACGCTGAACGTTTTACCATTACCCGAAAGACCCGTAATGAACGTTGGATAAAAAAGATTGGAAGAAATAATTTTCTTAATATCGTTAAAGTTACCAAACTTGACGAAGGTATCATCTTTATCAGGAATAAGGTTTTGTTCCACAGCAGGAAGAGCAGGAGGTGCTTGATAAGAACGTTCAATCTCTTCTACACGTTCTTGAGTCACTTCAAGATTCCAACGACCACGATCAGTTTTAAACTTCTCAAGGCGATTGGTTACTGTAGGATAAGAAATGCCCTTGGAAGCACAATAACCACGAACATCACCAGAAGAGAACTCTGTACCAAACAGAGATTTAAGTTCGGAAATGAGTTGTTCGTCAGTCACAGAAATTTTACGAGGCATGATGTAGTTAGGTGGTTTTGTTTTGAACTCCCATATTATACCCACAAAAAAGGGCACCTGTCGGTGCCCAGTGGACAGTTTGAAAAGTGGTCTAATTTACTTTTTTGTATACTTTTTTAGTCTTTTTAATTTCTACTACAGGTTCTGGAGCAGTTTCTACTACAGGTTC